TCTGATATCTATCGTTTCTCTGGAAGCGTGAATGGTGTCCATGAAAGCACCTGAAGGAGTCGGACTAGTCGTTCCGCTTTGTGAGCGGCGATTAATCTGAAACCGTGGGGTAGCATTTCCTGTACCGGTAGGATTCATCAGTCCGTAGACCGATAAATTCGTTCGAGCAATCGTAGATTGCTGCCGGTTCACCAATTCGCGCGATCTCAATCGTCGTGTAGACTCAGGCGGGAATAGCAAGTGATCCAGTTCCGTAAGGACCTGCATCGCATTGTTAATGTCTCGCATGATAGGGGCCCAACCAAAAACGTTCTCGAGGTAACTTCCGCCAACGGCGGATGCTGCCCCTTTAACGCCACGCGCCGTAGCAGTACGGAGCGTGTTGATGGTTTTCAAATGTGCTCGGAGCTGTTTCAAGACTCCTGGCACGTCCCCTCTCACTAGCTCTAAGAGCGTAGTGAGAACGGAAGCGTGGGACTTGATTGGATTCAAGATAGCGATATCCTGCTGTCCAAACAAGCGTGCATCACTAAGCGTGATGCCCGCCACACCTCCGTTTGTCTTGACGAATGAAGACTGCGGTTTCGACGAGATAAAACCACCAAGATCGGAAATACAACCTCCGGCCTTGTGGCTGCCATCCGGCTGGATACTGTACACTGTGAAGGGTACAGCATTCCAGTAGGTAGAACCATAGGAAGAGCTGGTGCCGTAACGAATTCGATTCGTTGAAGCCCTGGCCCTGAACCTATAGTTGGCAAACTCGTTACCCATATCCGATAAAAGGAAATGGGTCGGCGCTGTTGAGTTAGGATTCAGTGACGCTTTAGTCACTGCCCGTTCGATGAACTTCTTTCGATAGTCCAACATCTCATGCACACTCGCCCCTTTTGGGGGCGAGTATACGTCGCGCTCGTCAGTCTGATTGTCTCCTGCCCTCTTTCCTGTTCGCAGACCATAGGTCAGCTCTAGGAAAGTAGCACTGTCTTCCATACGCGGACTAGTACCGGTTGAACCGGTATCAGCTCGTGAAACAAACGAGCCAAAGGCGCGTTGGTCGACAATGATAGGCATTTGGTTGAAACCTCCTCTGGGTTTGGCACGTGGGCCCCGATCTGGG